GGGGGCACCCCCCCCCGCCCCCCCCCCCCCCCCTCCCCCGGGGGGGGGGGGGGGCGTGACGCTTATATCCCTACCGCTAAGTCGTGGGAGGAGGCAATTCACTCCACTATTCCTTCGCAAAGCGACCAGTACTGGTTCACTTTATCTCCTCTACAACCCCGCACTAATCGTATAATAATAAGGATGTTTGCTTCACCCTAAAAAGCGTCCCTTTTCTCCGAAGACCATACACTCTACTGGTGCGTGCAGTCAAGGCAATATCTCCCATCACCTTAGAGAGTAATCCGAAGCTAAAACCTTAATCCACTCCTCTTTACCGTAGATTCTCTTTGGTTAGATTATCACTACCTTTGTTTGTCAGTCATGACACGGACGTCTAATCAATACCGCATCGGAATACACCAGCCCCCTACATCAATGACATCGCCCAGCTATCGTAATAGGGGAGCATTATCATATAGGCTCCGTCACAAACAGGCATGACGCACTGGATACAAACCAATCAACAAGAAGGACATGGATAAGACCCGCATCATCCAATACCAATCCAGCTTCGATGCTATCGCTCAGCGCATAGAGGTCGAAGGGGAGCAAACGCATATCGAAGTATGGTATGCTCGTGAACTTCAAGAGCTATTAGGCTACGCTCGATGGGAGAACTTTGCAGTCGCTATCCAAAGAGCGATCACCTCATGCAATTCCAATGGGGGCAACGATCTCGATCATTTTCGTGAGGTCACGAAAATGATCGAAGTCGGGAAAGGAGGGAGACGTAGTGTCTCCGACTTTATGCTCACTCGCTACGCATGCTACCTCATCGCACAGAATGGCGACCCCAAGAAAGAAGAGATAGCCTTTGCTCAAAGCTACTTTGCGCTACAGACAAGAAAAGCAGAGCTCATCGAAGAGCGCCTTAACCTCATCTCCCGCCTGGAGACACGGGATCGACTAAGGATCTCGGAGAAGCAACTGTCTCAGAACATTTACGAGCGTGGTGTCGACGAGAGAGGGTTTGGACGCATACGCTCGATGGGCGACAAGGCTCTATTCGGAGGCTTCACGACGGAGGCTATGAAGAAAAAGTTGGGGGTTAAGGCCAATAGACCACTCGCAGACTTCCTTCCGACCCTCACCATAGCAGCAAAGAACCTCGCAACCGAAATGACCAACTATAATGTCGAGAGTAAAGATCTCCATGGCGAGCGACCTATAACGCAAGAGCATGTACAGAATAATGAGAGTGTGCGCAGCATGCTTGGCGAGCGTGGAATAAAACCCGAAGAGTTGCCACCCGCTGATGACATCAAAAAGCTGGAGCGTAGGGTTGCTCGCGAGGAGAAGGCGCTTGGACAAGACGCGCAGAAGCTCCCTCAAGCGCAGGGCGTCGACACCAAGAAGGAATAG